GCAATCAACCCCAACACCTTCCAGCCCAAGATCGGCTTCAAGACCCGCTACGGCATGGTCTCGAACCCCTTCGCACAAGGTCTGACCCAAGGTTCTGGCGCACTGACCGCTAACACTAACAAGTACTATCGTCGCGTACAGGTTGCTAACCTGATGTGATGACAGCCCTAACGGGCGTACTTATTCTAAGGACCCTTCGGGGTCCTTTTTTTATGTAAATTTTATGTTAAGCATGATGTGTAGTCTAGTATACAAAAAATAAGAGTTGTTGTTAGTCACAGTGATTCCGTCAGAAAATGAACACATTGCATATAACTAGTAACAGAATTATGCGAGGTGGAAAAATGATCCCTGAACCCCAAATTTAATCATGCGTCCAAGTTACGGGGGTGATTATGCACAACATAACCTCTCGCAGTCAACTAGATGAATGGCGTCATTTTGAAAATACTATTGACGAACTTGACTCCGAAAATCAAAAACTAAATGACTACTATGAATGTCTAATTGAATGCGATCTCCAAAACCAAAGCCAATGTAAACGTATATGCAAGAGGTTGCTATTATGATCTAAAACTCCTATAAATAAAACTACCGTGTGAAGGAAAGTGCAAAGGGGGGCAGAAATGCTCCCCTCTTTTTTATGCTAAATAATTTTATACCTGGATCTTTATCATGGATTATAAACCATACTCCCCAGAGTGGCATCGTAAAAGATATCTCAAGGAAGCACTTGACAAATATCTTGACGACTATATTGAGAACGATATAATCATGAATGATATTCTTAGTATTATTTGTGAGCGGCAAGACCGAGCACATGCAGAGTATCACAAACTAGAAGATCTAGAACTAAAATTGCGCGACTAAGTATGCTATCGACGAAGTACAGACTCCGACTAGAATTCATCTGTAAGAAGATCGCAAACAACGAAGAAGTAAAACTAGAAGATATGATTTGGGCAGAAAAAATTGCCAAGTCATATACAACTGCTAGAGATTGGTTAAACAAGGCACGCCGTCAATCCAATGGGATTGAAGAGGGTAGTATGGATGATTTTATGAATAGGATGGGTCTTGGGGACCCCGATCCATCCAATCACAGAACGGGGTTCTCTGGAGCGGATGAAATTGTAGATTGGTTCCAACGTGACAAACCTGATGACTGGAGGCAGCGTGACTGAGAAGATCACACCAGAAACATACGAAAAAATGAATAAAGAGTTTGAAGAGGATGGTCTTGCCTTCCGAATCAACGTTCCCACTCAAGAACAAATCGACGACTGGTTAGAAAAATGCAAGCAGTAATCTACAGCAACGGCAACCAAGAATGTGAACGGGCTAAAACCCTACTAGAAAAACTCGACTTCCAAATTCAAGAATACAAATTAAATCAACACTTCTCGGAAAGAGGTTTTGTTGAAGAGTTTGGTGAAGAAGCAGAATATCCACAAGTCAATGTTGGTTTCAGACATATTGGTGGATTAAAGGAAACTCTTCAATATATGGAACAAGAGGGTATGCTCTCAACATAAATAATTTGACCAACTATATCATCATGATTCTTGATTATTATATCGAAGATTTTATTGGGGTCTTCGAGACTGAATTTGATGGCACCGAATTTATAAACTATTTCGATAGTTGTAAAGACACTGGTGTTGCATTTGATCGTCGTGGTTTTCGCGCTTCTGATGGTCGAAAAAAAGCAAATACCAGAAGAGATGCTGCTCTTCCAATCGACTATTTTATGGATGAAACAAATGCCCCTCCCGAGGTGCAGTCATTCATGATTGATAAAAATATGAATTCGCGGTATCTCAAACAATACAATGGTGTATTAAATACATGCCTTAATCATTATGCTGAGGAGTATGAACAACTTACTGAATACTCTTTACAATCAGCATATTTGAACATACAGAAAACCTCACCTAAACAAGGTTATCATCTTTGGCATTCTGAAAATATTGCAAAAGGTTGTGGTAGAAGAATTCTAGCACATATGATGTATCTCAATGATGTTGAGGAAGGTGGAGAAACAGAATTTCTGTACCTTTCAAAAAGATTTAAACCAAGAAAGGGAACTCTTCTTATTTGGCCTGCAGGATTTACTCACACACATAGAGGCAATCCACCAATTAGCGGTGACAAATATGTTGCAACTGGTTGGGTAGAAAACGCAAACCCCTAAAACTATGGCAAACTGGTACAACGATCAACTAACAAACAAAAACTTTCTTTCTCCTATTGGGTTTATTTTTCTTCTCGATAAGGCAAAGAAAGCATCGTTCTTGTGTCAGAGAGCAGAGATCCCTACAATGAGTTTAGGGGAAGTCAACATTCCTACTAGAGGACTGGTTCCTATCCCTGTTGAGGGTAACATGAGATACGGGGATCTCACAATCAGTTTCATTGTAGATGAAGATCTAAAGAACTACATGGAACTGCACAACTGGATGCGTGCATTAGGTACTCCTCAAGAGTTGGCAGAAAGAAAATCCTGGAGGGATCTGCATAGAAAAGATCCATCTCAAGACCCTAGATTTTCAGATGCCACTCTACAGGTTCTTAACAATAACAATCAAGTCAATTTTGATGTTGTGTTCAAAGATCTGTTCCCTGTAGAGTTATCCACACTTGCATTTGACGTGACTGGCAGTGATAATGAATATTTCACAGCAACTTGTACTTTTAAGTATACTGTCTTTGAAGTCAGAAACAAGAACTCTCAAACTCGCAGATGAACGAAGATCAATTACCAGAATGGAAACGCAGGGCGCTTGCTGACCCTAGTGTGAAATATAAGCAAGCTCGTATTATAATGGAAGGACCAAAGTGTCTGACTGATGCATGGTTCCTTCAAGCAATGAAATTAAAGTATTCTTTTGGCAATGAATTTAGAACAACTTCAGGAGATGTGGACGAAGGACAGTAAGATTGATAACGATCTTTACTGTGAAGAATCTACTAAGATCCCACAACTTCATATGAAATATATGGAGTTCTTTAACATGTTCTCTCTGATGAAGAAAGAACGTGAGTTGGAATTGAAAGGATTGATCAAAGAAAAATGGTTGTATTATAAAGGTAAGGCACCATCTTCTGTTTATAAAGAGATGCCCTTCGACCTTAAACTGACTACCAAAGAAGAAATCTCTATGTTTATTGATGCTGATGAAGACATCTGTAAACTACAATACAAAATCGGATACATAGAAACAGTTCTTACATTCCTCGATGGAGTGTTGCGGCAGATTAACAATCGCAATTTCCAAATTAAGAATGCTATTGAATGGGAGAAATTTAAGAGTGGGTTCTAATGAATTACGGACTTTATTATAAAGAGGTTTCTTTTAATCGCCAGGCTATGCAAGTTGTGAACACTGCATTGTCTGGCGATAACTTTAAGTGGGAAGAAAGTAGATTATATAATCAGAAAAATCAAACAAAACGAAAATCTAAAACAGCATGGGTGAAAGATGAGCAACTCTACATCATGCTATTGAAGATGGTTAAAAGTGTTAATAGGTCTGCTGGTTGGAACTTTAAAATCGGTGGCGTAGAACCTGTGCAGTATGGTCTCTACGAACCTGGCGGAACATATAATTGGCACGTTGATCAACACCCAAGACCTGTTAGAGGTAACGTGAGAAAAATTAGTATGACACTCTTCCTCAATGAAGACTACGAAGGAGGCGAGTTTGATTTGGAACTATATAGTCCAGATACAGATCCACGTTTCAAAACTTTTAAGTTGAAAACTGGGTCTGCTATTTTTTTCCAAGGGGATCAATGGCATAGGGTTCGCCCTGTCACTTCTGGATTGAGAAAGTCACTTGTAGCATGGTTTTATGGACCTCCTTATTCGTAAGAAGAATGAAGTATATCTTAAAGTTGAGGCAGAACCTCACATCAATTATGAATTAGCAGACTTCTTCTGCTTTGAGGTTGAATCTGCAAAGTACATGCAGAAGCAACGGCGGTGGAAAGGATGGGATGGAAAAATTAGATTGTACTCCCCAGCAACAGGAGAGATTTATGTAGGTCTCTTAGACTATCTCTTGGACTGGGCAGATAAGAAAGGGTACAAATATAAGATGGAGGAGTGTAAGTACTTCGGACATCCTCTGAGTGTAAACGAATTCATTACTCCCAAGTCGGTTGTAGGGTTCGTAAAATCACTGTGCCTACCCCCGTCTCTTCAGGTTCGAGATTATCAATATAAGGCAATATACGAAGCACTGAAATACAACAGACGATTGCTATTATCCCCCACAGCATCAGGGAAGTCTCTGATGATCTATGCATTAGTTAGATTCCATACGAATGTGGATAGAAATGTTTTAATTGTAGTTCCTACCACTTCTCTTGTCGAGCAAATGTACAAGGACTTTGAGGAATATGGTTGGATGGCTACCAAAGATTGCCACAAAATATATGCGGGGCAAGAAAAATACACGGATCATAGTGTAGTAATTACCACTTGGCAATCTATCTACAAGGAACCTCGTAAGTGGTTTGACAGGTTCGACGTAGTAATCGGTGACGAGGCACACCTTTTCAAGGCTAAATCTCTGACTTCTCTGATGGGTAAGTTGCATGAGTGTAAGTACAGGATTGGTTTTACAGGTACGCTTGATGGTGCAAATGTCAACCAGTTAGTTCTGGAAGGAGTGTTTGGCAGATGTTCACAAGTAACAAGGACTGCTTCATTGATGGCAGCAGGTCATGTTGCTAAACTCAAAGTTAAAATTGTTCTTCTTAAGCATGAAGAAAAACTCTTTGAAGGATATCAAGATGAGATTGGATATCTAGTTGAACATGAGGGACGAAATAAATTCATCAAAAATCTTGCAAAAGATTTAAAGGGTAATACTCTCATCCTATTCAACTATGTAGAACGTCACGGGGTGCCTCTTTACGAACTGATAAATAGTTCGACAGACAGACCTGTGCATTTCGTACACGGTGGGGTTGATGTAAACGACCGCGAAGAAATTCGTAGACTGACTGAAATTTCTGACGATGCTATCATCATTGCATCATATGGAACTTTCTCTACAGGCATCAACATCAAAAAATTACATAACGTTATTTTCGCTTCTCCTTCTAAGTCTAGAGTGAGGAACCTCCAATCTATTGGTCGTGTTCTAAGGAAAGGGGAAAATAAATCACAAGCAACATTATATGATATTGCGGATGACATTTCCACCGATAGGGGTAATAACTATACCCTCAATCATTTGATGGAAAGAGTCAAGGTATACAACGAAGAAAAATTTCATTATGAAATCATAGATGTAAAAGTAAAAGCTTATGATTAATTACGCACGACACGACGAAGAATTTCACGGTATATTCAAACTTAGTAATGGAGAAGAAATTCTAGCAAAAGCAGTTATAACTGAAGATGAGGGAGAATCTCTTGTCTTTATTCAAGATCCCGTTCGAGTTGAAAGTGTAACCAAACAGGTTGACGAAGATAAGATGGTCCGTGGCATGGGTTTTGCTAGATGGATGCAAATGTCTGATGAAGAATTTTTTATTCTGAGAGAAAAGGACATTGTGACAGTCGCGTCTATGAGTAAAGAAATTACAGTAATGTACGAAGCATTTGTTCTTGGTGAAGATATTTCAAACAAAAAAATCAGCAGATCCCAGACCAATGTCAAAGATGCTGCTGGTTATGTTGGAAAGATTGATGAAGCGAGAAAGATGTTTGAAAAGATCTATAAAGAAAATAAAAGCTAATAGTAATCTCTGAACCCTTACATGGTTATTTTACAGAGAATTGACAGAATTGTCAAGTGTGTTATAATGTACACAAAGCAAAAGATTATATGAAATCGGCACCCAAGAAAAAACAACATTATGTTGACAATCAAGAATTCCTTGCTGCTATTATCAAGTACAAGGAGAAGGTTGAGATTGCAAAGGTAAAGGGTCTGCCGAAACCCCGTGTGAATAATTATATTGGTGGTTGTTTTTTGAAGATTGCAACTCACTTATCATATAGACCAAACTTTATCAACTACATGTATAAAGATGATATGGTTTGTGATGGCATTGAGAATTGCATTCAATACATTGACAACTTTGATCCTGCAAAGAGTAAGAACCCCTTCGCGTATTTTACACAGATTGTATACTATGCATTTCTAAGACGCATTGCAAAGGAGAAGCGTCAGATGGACATTAAGGAAAAAATTCTTGAGAAGTCTGGCTACGATCATGTCTTTACAGTTGACGGGGACGCGAGTTCCGATTATAATCATATCAAGTCTCGTGTTGAAATGAATACCAAACGATGAAGATCCTGCTTATTACCGACCAACACTTTGGTGTTCGTAACGACAATCAGCACTTCATTGATCACTATAAGAAATTTTACGGAAAGGTAGTTATACCCTTCATAGATGCATACAATATCGATACAGTTATCGCTCTAGGAGATACCTTTGATAAACGTAGATCGATCAATTTTATGTCGCTGGAAGCAGCGAAAGAAATGTGGTTTAGTCCCTTGGAGGAAAGGGGCGTACAAATGCACATGCTTGTAGGGAACCATGATATCTACTACAAGAACACTCTACGAATTAACGCCCCAAGTGAGTTACTTGGAGAGTACGGAAACATCAGCGTTTATACCGAACCTACTACCGTTACTTTTGGTGACCTTTCTGTACTTCTTCTTCCTTGGATATGTGACGAAAACAGAGAGCAATCCTTACAATCTATTAATGAAAGTAATGCTTCTGTCTGTATGGGGCATCTTGAGCTTAACGGATTTGAGGCTCATCCTGGTCATGTAATGATGAATGGTATGGACCATAACATCTTCAAAAAATTTGATAAAGTGTTCAGTGGACACTATCACATGAAGTCAAATCGTGATAATATCAAATATCTTGGAAACCCATATCAACTTTATTGGAATGACTACGGATGCAAAAGAGGATTTCACGTCTTTGATACAGATACTCTCAAAACTACTTTTTATCGGAATCCCTTTAACACTTTTCATAAACTGTATTATAATAATGGAATTGGTGCAATCAACGAAGACCTCAAAGGAGCCTTCGTCAAACTAATTGTTGAAGATAAAGGTGACTATGCAAAGTTTGATTATGCGGTAAAACAACTACAAGATCAAGATCTGGCAGATCTAAAGATCATTGAAAATCTGAGTGTTGAACTTGAGAACGGTGATGCGGTACTGGAAACCGAAGATACTCTGACCCTGCTAGACAACTACATAGATGAGATAGACTTGAAAGTTAACAAGAATAATGTTAAAGACGTTATGAGATCTCTTTACATAGAAGCATCAGAACTATAATGTTTATTCTCACAGACATCGAAAGTGGTGGTATCTACGCAACCACCACCGATGATAATTTAAAAGTTGTTCATTTGTTTGAACAGAAAGATGACGCCGAAAGATATGTTACACTATTAGAGTCTGATGATTATCCAGACCACTTAGAAGTTATGGAGGTTGACCAAGAGGTTGTTGCTATCAACTGCAATCAATATGGTTACTTCTATACTATAGTTACTCCTGATGACCTTGTAATTCCCCCTTAATATGATTACCTTTGAAAGTATTCGTTGGAAGAATTTTCTTTCAACTGGTGACCAATGGACCGAAATTCAATTAGACGAATCACCTTCAACTCTTATTGTTGGAACAAATGGCGCAGGGAAGTCTACTATGTTGGACGCCCTGTGCTTTGCTTTGTTTAATAAACCTTTCAGAAAAATCAATAAGGGGCAACTGGTAAACAGTATCAATGAGAAGGGTACAAAAGTAGAAGTCTGTTTTTCTATAGGAGCCACAGACTATAGAGTATTCAGGGGTATCAAACCAAATGTTTTTGAACTATACGAAAATAATAAACTGGTTGACCAGGACGCCGCCAGTAAGGACACACAAAAGTACCTTGAACAATCCGTACTCAAACTTAACTTTAAGTCATTTACCCAAGTCGTCATTCTTGGGTCCAGCACCTTTGTACCCTTCATGCAACTCACTGCTGCACACAGACGAGAAGTAATTGAAGATCTGTTGGATATTAATATCTTTTCCAACATGAATACGTTGCTAAAAGATCGTGTTCGTACAGCGCAAAGTCAGAGCAGGGATTGCGATCACCTTTTACACATTGCTGAAGAGAGAGTTTTTTCTCAAGAAAAATTGATCGGATCTTTGTCTGAGGTAAATGAGTCTCGTCAGAAAGAAAAACAAGAAAGGATTGTTTCTAATCAAGAGATGATCTTGAAAGAGCAGAAAGAGAAGAGTGATTATGAACTAGAACTTGAGACAGTTCAATCTGAATTGAATGGAGTTCAAGAGCATAAAGAGTTGTTGAATAGTCTTCGTCAATCTCAGTCTGATATCAATTCCGAACTCAAAAGTGCTGCAAAAGAATTGAAGTTTTTCAAGACACATGATGAGTGTCCTACTTGTTCTCAAGAGATTGAAAAGGCATTTAAGAATGCAGTGATTGGTAGTCTAGAGGGAAAGGGTAAGAAACTTACAAAAGAGTTTAAAGGTTTGACGGAACAAATTGCTGATGCAGTTAGTGTTGTTGAGAATATGGAGAACGTTTCCAAACAGTGTTACGAACTTCGCAGTAGAATTTCTAGATGTGAAAAAGAAGTAGTTCGACTAGAGTTTGAAAATCTGAATATCAATAGAGAGTTGATTGAACTTCAAACCAATACTCCTAACCTTGATAAAGAGAAATCATCCTTGGTTGAGTTTGAAGATCAGTTGAAATCTACAAAAGAAGATTGCGGTAAAATCAGTAAGACCCTTGACGAGTATCAAGTTGTTCAGTCTTTGCTGAAAGATTCTGGTATCAAAAGTCAAATTATCAAGAAATATGTACCTATCTTCAACAATCTTATCAATAAATATTTGCAAAGCATGGACTTCTTCGTCAACTTTACCCTTGATGAAGAGTTTAATGAAGTTATCAAGAGTAGGTTCAGGGACGAGTTTTCTTATGCTTCATTCTCTGAAGGAGAAAAGCAAAAGATTGACCTAGCACTTCTGTTCACTTGGAGAGAAGTTGCTCGTATGAAAAATAGTGTTGCTACCAATCTTCTCATTCTCGATGAAGTCTTTGATAGTTCTCTAGATGCCTCTGCAACTTCAGAACTTCTTGCAATTCTAAGAAGTCTTGGTAATGGAACTAATTTATTTGTGATCAGTCATAAAGGAGAAATCCTTGTAGACAAATTCCTTAGGACGATTAAGTTTGAAAAGGTTAATGATTTTTCCAAGATGTCAGACGATTCATAAGGCATGGAGACTATGGGCAAAAGCACTAGGAGAAAAAGATGGACGAACAGATAGAGAGGCAGATACTATTGCTGGCATACGCACCTTTATTCTTATTTCTTACATGGTCACTAATGTTGCCATCGTTGCTAACGCTGTACGGCACTGGGACGATATGAAAACTGTCCCACCTGTTGCCCAATGCGATCAACCTCTGCTATAATTACAAGGTAATCAACGGAGAAGGATGAACACTCAGGAAGTCAAAGGAACACTCGCCAAACTGCTTGCTACCGAAAATCTGACTGTTGAGCACCGTAGGGTGAGCACCGCTGCCTTTGATGTTGAGAAGCGTCTACTTATCCTTCCTATCTGGAAGACCGCTTCTAACACCGTCTATGACCTTCTGGTGGGGCATGAAGTCGGTCATGCACTCTACACCCCCAACGAAGACTTTGGTAATGCTCCTAAGTCTTTTGTGAATGTCCTAGAAGATGCTCGCATTGAGCGTATGATGAAGGTGACCTATCCTGGTCTTCGTCGTTCTTTCTTTGAAGGTTACAAAGAATTGTGGGACCGTGATTTCTTCGGTGTGAAGGATGACGATCCTGAAACTCTGTCATTGATTGACCGTATCAATCTTTACTTCAAGGGTAATCCCAACATTCCATTTGCCGACGAGGAGATGGTGTGGATCGATCGTGCAGAGAAAACCAAAACTTT